AAAGTAAAGCCTGATCCCGCAAAAGCCGCTGATTTGTATCTCAGAGCGATTGAGTACCACATTCCCAAGCTGGCCCGTACTGAGGTGACGGGAGAGAACGGAACTCCGATTGAGATGATGGTCTCATGGGCAAACGAGAAATCGTAATTCCCTACTCTCCTCGAGAGCCACAACTCGCCATCCATCAGATGATGCGGGAACACCGCTTTGGGGTGGTAGTGGCTCACCGACGGATGGGAAAGACCGTCGCCGCCCTGAACCACATCATTCGGGATGCCGTGGAGAACCGTAAGGAAGCTCCCCGGTATGCCTACATCGCCCCTACTTATGGGCAGGCAAAGCGGGTGGCCTGGGACTATCTCCTCAAATACACCGAGCCTCTGGGGGCGACCCCGAACATCTCGGAACTCCGCACAGACTTCTGGGGCCGCAGAATCCAGCTTTACGGCTCGGACAATCCTGACTCACTTCGAGGGCAGTATTTCGATGGCGTCATCATTGACGAGATCGCAGACCAAGACCCTCGAATCTGGACTGACATTGTTCGTCCTGCGCTATCAGACCGATTGGGTTGGGCGCTGTTCCTTGGGACTCCAAAGGGATCAAACCACTTCAAAGACTTGAGAGACCAGGCCGAGGAGGAGGAAGACTGGGGCTTACTGGAGTTCAGAGCCTCCCAGACCCACCTTATTCCTGAGTCGGAACTCCACGCCGCCAAGCGCGAGATGGGTGTGGATAAGTACAACCAGGAATTCGAATGTTCCTTCCATGCGGCGGTCGAGGGTTCTTACTACGGGGCGCTGATAAACGACCTGGAGGAGAAGGGCAGGCTCACCTCAATTGACCGGGACGATCTGACCCGGACATTCACCGCTTGGGACTTGGGTATGTCTGACACCACGGCTATTTGGGTGGTTCAGGTGGTCGGAAAAGAGTACCGGGTGATGGATTTCGTGGAAAACCACGGCCAAGGGCTAGATTGGTATGTGAACTGGCTCAGAGAGAATAAGTGGCACACGGCAGAACACATCTTGCCTCATGACGTAGAAGTGCGAGAATTGGGGACAGGACGCAGCAGAAAGGAAATGCTGCAAGAGGCAGGGCTACAGATCACGGTTGCTCCGCGCTTGTCGGTTGCAGATGGGATTCAGAGCGTCAGACGGATTCTCCCGATGTGTTGGTTCAACACTCCAAAGGTGAAGCAAGGTTTAGATGCGCTCAGGAACTATCGGCGCAACTATGACGAGAAGAGAAACGTCTTCTTTGACACACCGCTACACGACTGGGCCTCTCACAGCTCAGACGCATTTAGGTACTTTGCGATAGGACTCCAAGAACAAAACGACTGGAGCAAACCGATCAACGTCAACACAAGGTGGGTGGTCTAATGTGGGTACAGCCTCAAGGCAACATCAACGCCAAACTCGCGGAGCTAGAACGCCGAATCAAAGCGTTAGAGGAAAAGCATGAATCAGATAAGCCTGAAAAGCCTGCTCGAGGCCGAAATCGATGGAGCGATCGGATATCTCCAAACGGAGACAACCGAGCAGAGAACCCGAGCACTTGAGTATTACCTTCGTTATCCCTATGGGAACGAGGTAGAGGGCCGAAGCCAGATCGTCACCGGAGAGGTGGCAGAGGTCATTGATGGCGCGATTCCTCAACTGATCCGCATCTTCACCGCCTCGGATGACATCATCCGCTATGAGCCTATCGGCCCTGGCGATGAGCAAGGCGCGAACCAAGCAACGGACTACTCTAATTGGGTGTTCTACAAGGACAACCCTGGGTTTGCGATCCTTCATGACTGGTTCAAGGATGCGCTGCTTGAGAAGGTTGGGGTAGTAAAGGCTTACTGGGACAACCGCATTGATGTTGTCAAGGAGACCTACGAGAACCTGAGCGATGCAGAACTGGCAATGCTTCTTTCCGATGGGACTCGGGAGATCATTGAGCAGGAAACAATCGTCAAGCAGGTTCTAGACCTTCAAGGAAACCCCGCTATCGGGATGGATGGGGTAGAGATCACAGAGGTCTACTACAACGTCAAGGTCAGGAAGAAGAACCAAGTCGGAAGGGTGGCGATTCAGAACATTCCCCCCGAGGAGTTTCTGATCTCCAAGAAGGCCACAACGATCCAGGACTCTCCCTTCGTTGCTCACCGCAGACTGATCCCTCGGTCTGACCTGGTGGCGATGGGCTTCCCTGAAGAGGTTGTCCGCGACCTCCCAGCTTATGACGATCTGAGCTTCTCTCCTGAGCGTGTGGCTCGGTACTCTGAAGGCGAACAGCCCAGCCAAGACGAAAGCCTCGACCCTGCCATGCAGGATGTGGAGGTGTATGAGTGCTATGTCCGTGCCGACATGGACGGAGATGGGCTGGCTGAACTTCTCCAGGTTTGGTATGCCGGGAACAAGATTCTTGAGGAAACGGAAACGGATTACATTCCTTTCCATAGCCTCTGCCCGATTCCTGTTCCGCACAAGTTCTATGGTTTGTCCCTCGCGGATAAGGTGATGGACTTACAACTACAGAAGTCCACGATCACCCGCCAGATGCTGGACAACCTGTATCTGACGAACAACTACCGGGTTGGTGCGGTGGATGGTCAGGTCAATCTGGACGACCTCATCTCTCCCACGCCTGGTGGTGTGGTGCGGATGAAGAACCCAAATGCGGTGGTTCCGATGGCGGTTCAGCCTGTGGCGAATCAAGCCTTCCCGATGTTGGAGTATCTGGATGCAGTCCAAGCAAAGAGGACGGGTGTTTCGGATGCTACGCAGGGTCTTGACCCCAATGTCCTCCAGAATGTCACCGCTACCGCTGTGGCTGCATTCCAGAATGCCTCTGCGGGAAAGATGGAACTCATCGCTCGGAACTTCGCCGAGACTGGGGTTAAGTCACTCTTCAAGGGCATCCTTCAACTTCTGTGCAAGTACCAAGACAAGCCCCGGATCATTCGGATGCGTGGTCAGTACATCCAAATGGACCCCCGCGAGTGGTCGAATCAGTACGATGTGAGCATCTCTGTGGGTCTTGGAACTGGCAACAAGCAAGAGCAGATGGCGATGCTTGCGATGATCCTTGACAAGCAGGAGCGGATTCTTCAACAGTTCGGCCCTGCCAATCCTTTGGTGACGGTGGGTCAGTACCGAGAGACTCTGGGACGGATGATTGAGGCCGCAGGGTTCAAGGACTCAGCGACCTTCTTCAAGCCCGTCACGCCTGAGATCGACCAGGCTCTGAGCAATCCTCCTCCACAACAACAGCAACCTGATCCTGCCATCCAAGCGATGATGATGCAGGCTCAGGCCCAGTTGGAGATTGACCGCCAGAAGGCTTTGGCAGATATTCAAGCCAAGCGAGAAAAGGCGGCGGCTGAGATTCAACTCGCCCGAGAGAAGGCTGCGGCTGAACTGGAGCTGAAGAGGCAAGAGTTCGAGGCCGAAGTCCAACTCAAGGCGGCAAAGATCGGCGCAGGCATTTCCTCTAATTTAGAGATTCCGGGGTAAAGCATGGCAATCGTCATTCCATCTTCGATCTACCAAGCAACCCCGACTGAGAAGGCGCAGCTTTACAACTCGCTTCTCTCTCAGGGCTACTCTGATGAGGAAATCCGGGTTGCTGCTGGTGCGCCGAGGGATGACAACTGGGCGCTGCTTCAGTCCATCGCGCAGAGCCTCCAGCCTGCCCAGACTCCTGCGCCTTCTTTGCTAGAGGTTGCGGCTCCAGAACAGGCCACATCTCTTCTAGAGACGCCCCAAGAAACCGCAAATACGGCGCAACAAGCCAACCGTCCGACTGCGGTTCTGTTCGGCGATTCAATGAGCGAGTATGTCGGCTATACCGCCGATGGCAATCCAGACAACAAGTACGGCAATTCGGTTGCCGATGTGATCTCCAACAACCTCGGCATTGATGTCACAAACCTGGCAACTGGTGGAGAAACTTCTAACGAAGCCCTTGCTGGTGGCGCAAAGTTCGGCGCTTTCCAGTCTTACATTGAGAAGAACAAGCCTGAGTACGCGATCATTCGCTATGGGGCTGCTGATGCGATCAAAAACCAAGACCCTGCAACGACTCTTCAAAGCGTTCAGCAGATGGTGGACATCGCCAAGGCCAATGGAGTCACTCCGATCATTGTTGGTGTTTCTGAGCTTTACGGGGCACAGAACTCCAAGACCGGAAACATCGCTGGATACATCGATCCTGGCGCTGAAAAACGCGCAAATCAGATCAACGATGGTCTGAAGCAAATCGCTCAGAACGCAGGCGTTTCATTCACCGATGTCAGGGCCGCTACTTCTGCTGGGACTGGCGATCTTTTGGATGGTGTCCACTCAAACGCAGATTTCGGCAAGAAAATGGCCGACGCGATCTCGGAAGACATCGCAGCCAAAGGTGTTATCGCAGAGGCAAAAGTCCCATCGTTGCCAGCAAATGTGGACTCGCTATCCAATGCAGAGAAGGGTCGGCTTTATAACGATCTGATCGGTCAGGGATTCACAGACGCGCAGATTCGCACCGCTGCGAGGGCAGAAAGCGACCAGGACTGGAATGCTCTGAAGCAGATTGCCGCAGATGTAAAGAACATCACACCCGCTCAAGTTGAGAAGCAGGCTCAATCTTCCGCAGCGCCGGAAGGATTACTATCCACACAAACGGAGGTTCCTGTGGCAAGTCGATTCTCAGGACTGTTTGCATCTGGTGATGTGCTAGCAAACAAAGCACAAGAGGTTCTTGCGTCTAGCGGGAAAGCCAATGATCCTCGCTTCGCAGACGCAATCGTCGGCAGCTTTACGCAGAACGGAATAAATTACAACGTCCTGGGCGATGGGTCGATGCAAGGCATCATTGAGACCCCAACTGGAGCATATTTGTCTGCCGGGTTCACGCCTACCGGACAACAGGCTACAGAGGAACTCAGCACTCAGTTTGAGCAGACCTCGACAGATCGACTGCTCGGGACTCTGGCAAATGCCGCCATCGCCGCAGGAACCGCTGCTGGCCTTGGCCCTGCCGGGGTTGGATTCCTAAGCACTCCTGCTGCCGCTGCTGTTGGTGCGGGGACGACAAGTTTCGCCAATAGCGGTGATCTTGCTCAGGCTCTCAGGGCCGCAGCATTGGGTGGAGCCGCCGCTTTTGGCATAGAGCAACTCTTCCCAACCGCTATCCAAACCGCTGCGAATACTGCTGTTGACCTTGCCGGGACGGGCGCATCTCAAACAGAGATCGTCAACGCCCTGGTAGATCAGGGAGTAAGGGCTGGAACTGCTGCTCAGATGGCCGGGGATGCATTGGCAGGCGCAA